CGGCGGCATCAAGTATAAGAAGCGCAAACACATCTTCATTTCAATTTGCTGGCGCGGTTGGTGGATTATCTACAACTAACCCAATTACTGGAATTTGCTCTATTCAGAATTACGCAAATACAACCACCTACAAAACTGCAATAGGCAGAGATAACGATTCAAGCGGAGCAGTTGCAACAGTTGCATTGTGGCGTAATACTGCTGCCATCAACTCAATTACGGTATTCCTATCTAATGCTTCATATTATTTTGCTAACAATTCAGTCTTCACCCTCTATGGAATTAAGGCGGCTTAACTATGCCTGATACATTTGTCAAAATCGCATCGGTAACTGTTGGAAGCGGTGGGGCTGCAAGCATCGACTTTACTTCTATCCCTAGCACTTATACGGATTTATGCATCAAGCACTCTTTACGAATTGGTGGCACTTCAGTACAAGATGTGGTGGACATTTCTTTCAACGGAAGCACCGCTTCATTTTCTGGAAGGATTCTCTTCGGAACTGGAGCAGCGGCGGCTAGTACATCGTCCTACACGCGAGGCGCTGGCACTATGGCAGAGTGGAACTTCACAGCAAATACTTTTGGCAACTCTGAAATCTATATACCAAACTATGCTGGCTCTAATAATAAATCTCTATCGGCAGACGGAGTATCAGAGAACAACGGCACAACAGCATTAGCAATTCTGTTTGCGACTCTTTGGTCTAACACCTCTGCCATTACTTCAATTTCTTTGACCCCTTATGGTGGGGGTTCATTCGTCCAATACTCAACAGCAACCCTTTACGGCATCAAAAACTCATAAGGAGAAACAATGACAATAGCAATCGAAGTAAACTGTGAAACAGGGGAAGTCATTGAACGCCCTTTAACAGCAGAAGAACTAGCACAACGCGAAGTAGATGCAGCAGCATACGCTGCATTAGAAGCAGAGCGTGAAGCAACAGAGGCAGCAGCACAGGCTGCTAAGGAATCAGCACAGGCTAAGTTAGCAGCACTCGGATTAACAGCCGAGGAAATTGCTGCACTATCTAAGTGAGGGATGAGATGGCACACTTTGCACAACTAGATGAGAACAACCTAGTCACACAAGTAATCGTTGTGGCTAATGAGGAACTACTTCTTGATGGGGTAGAGAACGAGACTAAAGGCATTATGTTCTGCAAGTCTCTACTAGGTGAGGATACTCGCTGGGTTCAGACATCTTACAATGGCAACATCCGTAAGAACTATGCTGGCATTGGTTACACCTATGACCCAGTTGCTGACCACTTCTTTGCGCCTCAGCCTTACCCATCTTGGACTTTGGATAGTGACGCCAAGTGGCAGGCACCTGTACAATATCCAGTGGAAGAGGGCAAGTTCTTTACTTGGGACGAGCCAACCCTATCTTGGGTTGAAGTAGTACTACCAGCATAATTTAACTTTACAACTTAAGGAGATACGGTGGCAGGCAGAGATATTACGGAGGGTAGAAGTACCCGCTCCATTGCAGTTGACGTAGGTGTAGTTTCATCTACTGCCATATGGCAGAACACTGAAGTTGCATACGACATAGCAATAGGTGGACTTCCATTCATCTATGCCATTAATGATTCTCGCCCGTACATACGTCAGACTGCACCCTTTAAGAAGGACCAGTTCGACAACGGACAAGAACCAGGTGAGCAGTCTCTGACTGGTTGGTGGATTCGCTCACAGATGTCATTCCACTCTGGCTCAGGTATTAACTTCTTTGACCCTGGAACATCTGATGAAAAGGCACACTATCGTTTTGCAGATTCACAAGGTGTAGATGTCTGGACTAAAGGACAAGTTACTCTACTTAAAGATGTAGTAAATACACATCAAATTACTGGCGCAGTGGTCGGTACTGACCATCAGCATCCAACTCAGCACGCACGCTCTATTCAATGGAGCAGCACACAAGGTGTACTTCTTCACGACGAGTATGACGTAGACAAGATTTCAGCGAACGGAACTGTCACTCATTTTATTGATTACTTAACTGGAAGCGCAGAGCCAGTACGCGCTATTTGCGATGACGGAGTAAATGCTTATTGGGTTACTAACGCCACGGCAGGTGGTGCCAATAAACTTCATATGTATAAGAAGCCATTAACTGGCTCTTCTGCAAGCACTGCAGATGAAACACTTATGTTCACCGCAACTGGTACCGTTATTCAATATGCAACTATGGAGTTTATTAAAGACCGTATCATTCTCTGTGTCAATAACTCAGTCTATGAACTAGCAACAACAGCATCTGCTTTGCCAACTCCTGTATACACAAACCCTAATACTAATTACCACTACACATCAGTTGCAGCGTCTGGTCCTGCTATCTATACAGCGGGTCACTCAGGTATCTACTCAACTATTCAGAAGTACACGCTATCAACTGCAGGTGTGATGCCAACTCTGACATCAGCGGTAGTAGCAGCAGAACTTCCTGCTGGTGAAATCATTGAGAAGGTATTCTATTATCTTGGCTATATGATGATTGGTACTAGCAAGGGAATCCGTGCTGCTGCAATTAACGACCAAGATGGTTCACTTAATTATGGTCCACTTATTGTTGAGACATCACAGCCAGTCTATGACTTTGCTGCACGTGACCACTACATATGGTGCGCTTCAGGTATTGGCGCGTTAGACGGTGGAGTTATCCGCATTGACCTTGGCAACGAGATAGAACCATTGCGTTTTGCCTGGGCTAATGACTTACAAGTTACGCAAACAACAGAGCATTACACAACAGCCTGTGCTTTTATTGGCACAACTAACCGACTTGCTTTTGCGACAGCATATGAAACAACTGATGGTGCTATCTATTTAGAGTCTGCATCTACTCTTCGTACATCTGGTTTCCTTACTACAGGCAACATCCGCTATGGAACACTTGAGCCTAAGAACTTTAAGCGTCTGCTTGGACGTGGTGACTTTACCTATGGCTCAATGGTTCTAGAAACTGTTGACAAGAATGGCACAGAGTACGACCACATTACATACGATGCTTCAATTAACCCTATCGAAGTAGGTACATCTAGCCCTGCTACTGCTCAAGAGTATGTGGCTTTTAAGTTTATTCTTTACCGTGATACAACTACAACATCACTTGGTCCAGTCTTCAAGGGATATCAAGCCAAGGCAACTATCGCTACACCTCGTCAAAGAGTGATGCGCTTTCCTGTCTATTGCTTTGATGTTGAGACTGACAAATACAATGTGCAAACTGGTTACGAAGGCAGAGCGTTTGACAAGATTCAGTTGCTAGAAGACATTGAAGAGTCAGGCGACGTACTAACATTCCAGGATTTATCTACAGGCGAAACTCGCCAAGCAGTAATTGAACAAATCACATTCACCCGTATGACACCACCCGACAAAAGGTTTGACGGATTCGGTGGCGTACTTGAGATAACCATTAGGACAGTGTAATGACAGCAGCAAACTGGGCTAGTTTAATCGTATCTGTAATTGCAATTACCACTGCATTTGCTGGCTCAGTTAGATGGCTAGTCAAACACTTCCTGTATGAACTCAAGCCCAACGGCGGTTCAAGTATGAAAGATTCAGTATCAAGATTGGAGCGACAGGTTGAAGAGATTTATCGCATCCTTCTTTCTCGCAATAACTCTTAGCGGTTGCGGCTACCAAGGCTGGGTAAGATATCCCTGCCAAGAGTATGAGAACTGGACTAAGCCTGAGTGTAATCCACCTCAGTGTCTACCTACTGGCACCTGTACAAAAGACATCCTTCCAGGAGTATTAGATGAACCAACGAAATAAGTTTAGTCCAGAAGACTTACACGCACGACTGATTGTAACTATCGGAATCATCCTAGCCATTGTGTTTGCTGGTTCTGTTTTCGCATTGCTATATGCACTGCTGTTTATTACTCAACCATTAGGAGAACAGGCACCTAACGATGCTGCATTTATTGACCTTGTTAGTACCCTTTGCGTGTTTCTTACTGGTTCTCTTGCTGGCGTACTTGCAGGGAACGGATTAAAGTCAAAGCCAAAGGAAAAGAAAGATGGAGAATAATGAAACAAGTTGTAAAGAAAGCCACACCTGCTGCCATTGCAGTACTGCGTCAGGCGACAGCAATAGCACCTTTGCGTACGAAAGTCAGCGATGGACTCCTGCCTTCCAAAGCGCATATCAATCAGAATCCCAACTCTGACCACAACACAGGTCTGGCAGTTGACTTGACTCACGACCCTAAGCACGGCATCGACTGTGTGGATATCTTCCAGAAGTTAAAGGAAGACAAGCGCGTTAAGTACCTGATTTTCAAGGGAAAGATTTGGTCAAAAGAACGTGCTGATGAGGGTGACCGCGAGTACACAGGTAGCAATAAGCACACCAAGCACCTACATATTTCCATCAACGACGGTATGGGCAAGGACACTTCACCCTGGTTCTGGTGGTTGAATCAACCTAAGGTAATCAATCAGGTCAAGGCTGCGCTCATTCCATCACCTAGCAAGAAAACGTATAAGACTGAAGTCTGCACTTGTTGCAAGGTCCATACGCCAAACCCCCAACAGTCCTAAGGAGGACTTATGAACACAGAGAAACTCGTTGCAATTGCAGGTACTTACCTTCGTGCAGCATTTGCTGCAGTACTTGCTCTCTACCTAGCAGGAGAGCACAACCCTAAGAACCTACTTATGGCTGGCGTAGCGTCAGTCGCAGCACCTATTTTGAAGGCTTTGGACCCTAAGGAAGCAGCCTTTGGAAGAGGGTCAGAGTGACCTTCTAAGGTCCTTAGCAGCCCTATAGAGACACGAAACCCCATCATCTTGGCAACACGCCAGGGTGGTGGGGTTCTTTCTGTTTTTGTGGTACAGTTTTCCTACTCGAAAGAGTGGGGGGCGAAACCTCAATGAAGTTTATACCGCAGGATTCGCACACTACCAACCATTAAAAAAATTATGGGGGGTAGGGGGGCATTTCCTAAATCAGATTACCCGCAGGGTAATATGATATAATTAAATAACAATAAAAGAATTAGATAGTTCTCCTTCATTGAGTCACTCCTGTCCTCTGAAGGAGGACTATCTAACTAACAGACAGGAAGAAAATGCGTAATCCATTTAAGGCTTATTTCCAAGACAGAGATGCAGTTGATGCAAACCTTGCCGACTTGTATGCCTATGTCTTCACATTGCAAAATGAAATCAGAGTACTACGTGAGGAAGTTGATTACTTAGTAGATGAACTAGATGATTAAACTAGATTCATATGAACTACCTGAGCACATTAGTTATAGTGCTTTCACTACTTTTCTCACTTGTGGGTATCAGTATTACCTTGGTCGACTACTCAAAGTCCCAGAGGAACCATCAGTCTGGTCAGCAGGAGGACGGGCTTTCCACTTAGCAGCAGAAACGTGGGACTTAGAGAATGGCTAAAGACGACGTAACGATTCCACGACTTGCAACGGCACCTAAGCCACGACGCAAGAAGCCAACTAAGAAGGCTCCACCAAAGGCAGAGTTCATCAATGTTAATGCTATGCAGTATGGCTACAACACATTGGTTAACAATGCACTTCGTGCGACTACTTTGTATGGTCAGCCAATACCTGAGGACTTGGAAGAACGTGCTAAGTTCTTTCAGGACAAGTATGAGTACGTTGAAAGAAACAATAGAAGTCTTAAGGAACAAGTAGAGTTACTCAAATCAATCATCAATGGTGCTATGACAAGGAGTTGCAGTGGCAGTTGTTAACAGTTACTGGCACGATGCCTGGCTCAAGGAGATTGACGGGCTTGACTTTGCTAAGGCACGAGTAGCAGGTAGAGCAACCAAGGCTAACCCTGATAGGGAGAATGGCGTTTGGTGGTACGAACAAGGTTCCAAGTGGACAGATGACTACATCACTTGGCGCAAGAACAATCCTGATTGGAAGATTTGGACTACCCCACAGGGTGCCAAGGCTATCGAATTAGAATTGAATCCGAACATTGCTGGTGTACCAGTCAAGATGTTCATCGACAGAATCTTTGAGGTTAATGGACAACTTGTGATTGTCGACCTTAAGACTTCTCGCACACGTCCACAGTCTGACTTACAACTAGGCTTCTACAAAGTAGGAGTCGAGATGATGTTGGGAGTGGAAGTCAATCTAGGAAACTACTGGATGTCTCGTGAATCGGGGACAGGAGAGATGATTGACCTAAGTAGATATACCAAAGACACACTGGAATACTTTGTTGATGGCTTTGACAAAGCACGAAAGGCTGGTATATTTCTACCGAACCTACAATCGTGCAGTTTCTGTGGACTCACAGAGCACTGCCAATTTACGAAGAAGGATAAATAATGTCAGCAGAAGAATGGAAGTTACAGGTATCCATCAAGACTCCAGCAGGTGACTTGATTAATATCCGCGCTAACACAGCAGAGGAACTCAGTGTGCTACTAGAAGGCATCTCTGATTACTCAACACAAATTGCAGCAACTCAGAAGATGGTACACGGTGCTTACAATGTAGCCCCTTTGGCGACCACTACTTCAACAGTAGACAATCCGCCTTGGGCTACCTCCGCACCCGCCCCGACAGTGGCTCCGTCCGCTACGGGTCTGTCATCACCGACCTGCGTACACGGTCCTCGCAAGTTCCTTTCGGGAATCTCGAAGAAGAACGGCAAGCCTTACTCAATGTACGTATGTCCACAACCACAGGGAATGGACCAGTGTTCCCCAGTGAACGGCTAGTCCAAGGGACTATGCTATAATAAAATTGGCGGAGGGGTAGTTATTCAGGGGAAGGTGGCTACCTCTCTTCCAACTTAAGACAGGAGATGTAATGGAAAAGACTTTAGAAGTACATTTGCAAGAAGAACGCGAAAGAATCGCACGCAACATCGAAGGTGAGTTATGTTTCTATTTAAGAAACAATCATAGAACAGATGTTGACCCAAACCTTTCGTTAGGATTTTCACAGGCACTTGCTTATATTGCAGACCGAGTTAAGAAAAACTTTAATGTTGAATCTGCAACAATCAGGTATACAAATAGATGAGAACACTCGTCCGTTCGGTAGGTCGTTCGGACATTGGCGGAGAACCATTACCCCCAGTATTCAAGACCTTCAATACCAATAAAATTATTTGCCGACGCTCTGAGGTGTCGATGTTTGCTGGTGTTCCAGGTGTGGGAAAGTCTACTCTGGCATTGGCTTTAGCCCTTCGTATGAGGGTGCCAACTCTTTACATATCAGCAGATACCAACTCTCACACTATGGCTATGCGCCTTGCGTCAATGATTAGTGGTAAGAATCAGACAGACGTTGAGTACCTGATGGAACGTGATGCTGGTTGGACTAAGGCTGTATTGCAAAAGTCATCACACATTGTGTGGTCCTTTGAATCCAGTCCGACTCTGTTAGATATCAACGAAGAGGTCGAAGCATTCGAGGAACTATGGGGTTGTCCACCTCAAGCAATCTTCATTGACAACTTGATGGACATTGCTACCGATGGTGGTGAAGAGTTTGCATCTATGCGTGCTGTGATGAAGGAGTTAAAGTTCCTAGCGCGTATCACTAACGCTGCAATCATTGTCTTGCACCATACATCTGAAGCAGTACCAGGTAACCCAACTCAACCACGCTCTGCATTGCAGGGTAAGGTCGCGCAAATTCCTGCACTTATCTGTACACTAGGTGTAGTGGGTACGTCAATGGGCGTATCACCTGTGAAGAATAGATACGGAAGGGCTGATGCTAACGGCAATTTGCTTGCCTGGCTAGCGTTTAACCCTGAGTATATGTTTATGGATGACATACCAGAGAACGGTGGATGATGATTAGAGAAGAAGAAGACGATATGACACAAGAGATGCGAGCCTTCGTACTCCTTGAAGTCAAGCGTGAGACTGCAGCACTAATCGAAAAGATTCAAGCAGCCAAGGTACCAGTCACAGATGAGTGGACTGATGGATTGAATGCTGGTCTTGAGTGGGCAGTACGTATTCTCAACAAGGACAAGAGTGCATCGTGAAAGAAGAAGAACTATACGATATTGCTGATGGCTTTGATAACTATGTTGATGTACTATGCAAAGCAATCCTTCTTGACAAAGTGCAAATAGTTGATGGCAAGATTAAAGTGAAACCATTCTAAATGCCTAGCCAATCGCGTAAGCACAGAGGGTACCGAAGCCAAAAGGTTTGGGCTAACTTCTTAGCAGAGAATGGTTTCCCATTTGCTGAAAGCACTGGTGCAGGGCGTAGTGGTACAGACATCACTGGCACAGTAGGTATTGACTGGGAGGTCAAGGCACGCACAGGATTTAATCCCGCTGCTGCCGTGGCGCAGTTGAAGGATAGAGACAAGGGTGACCTTGGCATTGTGGTCTTAAGACTCAACGGACAAGGCGAGAAGTCTGTCGGTGATTGGGTTACAATT